GGAAAGATTAAAGTGGGATGCAATTCGTCTTAACTTTATGAAAAAGACTTCGAGGGCAAAACTACCTTTATAATGAAAAAATCAGAATTAATTCATTGGAGATTACAAGCAATGCTTCGTGAACATTCTTTTAGTGATTTAAAATACATCGGTGTCAAACCTGATAGTATTGGTATGCCACAACACTGGTATATGATAGGTGATCATGAAGTTTCTTGTGACTCAATTACAGAATTAGAAAGTGAAGATGTTGAAGAGGAAAGTGACACCGTTTGAAACTTATCAAACATATCTTTCTATGAAAAGTCATTTTACAAATCGTAAGTATGACTTCTTTAAATATGGTGGTAAATCCCGTGCCACAGTAACTGCTTTCAATCGAAGAAAAGACAAATACTGGTTTGAAAAAACTTCCCGTAAGTATTCTGATGGTCAGATTGTCGATTTTCTTCTTGCCAACTTTGTAACATCAACTAACCCAGAAAACTTATGGATTGGAGAAATTATAAATTCTGGCGAAAGAAATTATTCAGAGTGGATGAAAACACAACAGAGTTTAACTTACTTGTTCAAAGAACAATCAGAGAGATTGCTATCCGAGAACGAATTAGACGAAGTATTCAACTGCTCCAAGGGACACCCAAAAATACTCAAGAAACACTTGGGTGGAGAACTAAACTTAGAAGTCTTGGTAATTTACGAAAAAATCTTTTCTTTCGTAAAAAACTTTGACAAGAAACTTGACGATCCTGTATGGGAAACCGTAAAGATGAAAATTAACAAGTATAGTCCTTTCATAAATATTAATGTGTTTCGTTATAAAAAATTATTAACAGAGGTTATTCGTAATGGCTCTTGACAATGCTACCGTGCTTGAAAATCTTAAATCTCAACTCAGAGAAGTAGGGGGAAAGTTAAATGAATTAACTGAAACCCGTCTTAAACTTCTAGGAGCAATTGATGTCCTTGAACAAATCGAGGAAAGTAAAACGGAACCAGTACAACCCGAAGTTGTGGAGACTAAGAAGAAATGAGATTTTTTGATTCGGAAATAGTCCGAGAAGAATTATCTGAAATCAATCGACTACAAACTAGCATCTATGGTAAGATGTTTGGTTTTGGTTTTCTAAGTCCTACTGACCGAAAGGAACACGTTGAAAAATTAGAAACTCTTTTAGAGAAACAAAAAACGATGTGGACTCGGTTATCTTTATCAGATGACCCAGAAGCAAAAGACATGAAAAATCAATTGCGTAAGTCCTTACAGGGTATGGGTTTCCCAGAGGGAACTGATATGCCTTCGATTTTTAGTGCTATGGATGACACCATTGGCAAACTCAAAGAGAGTGTTGACTAATTAATCTATCTTTGTTATAATACAAACAATCCCCCGATCAAATTATCCGAGGTAATCCTATGTCTTTTAAAGACCTAAAAAAACAATCTAAGCTTGGCTCTTTGACTGCAAAGTTAGTTAAAGAAGTTGAGAAAATGAATAATAACGGTGCGTCTGGTGACGAACGCACATGGAAGTTAGATGTAGATAAAAGTGGTAATGGATATGCTGTTATCCGTTTCTTACCTGCACCCGAAGGTGAGGATCTACCCTTTGTAAAACTATACTCCCATGCCTTTCAAGGTCCTGGTGGATGGTATATTGAAAACTCTCTGACATCACTTGGTCAGAAAGATCCTGTTTCTGAGTATAACACCCAACTCTGGAACAATGGCACAGATGCAGGAAAAGAAACAGCACGGAAGCAAAAACGTAAACTCACTTACATGAGTAACATTTACGTTGTGAAAGATCCAGCAAATCCAGAAAACGAGGGCAAAGTGTTCTTGTTCAAGTATGGTAAAAAAATATTTGACAAACTCACTGCAGCGATGCAACCTGAGTTTGAGGATGAAGAAGCAATCGATCCATTCGATTTCTGGCAAGGTGCTAACTTCAAGTTGAAGGCAAAGAACGTAGCAGGATACAGAAACTATGATAGTTCTGAGTTCGCTGCAGTAAGTCCACTACTTGATGATGACGATGCTCTCGAAGCATTATGGAAGAAACAATTCTCACTCGCAGAGATTGTTGCACCAGAACAGTTCAAAACATACGAAGAACTCAAGAAGAGATTAGAGTACGTTCTTGGAAGCAAGAGACCTGCTCAAGATCCAGAAGTCTTCGATGAAGATGATGATCGTGGTGAAGCAGAAGAATTAGTAACTGCTGCTGTATCCGCACCTCCAACTACCTCAACAGTAGACAAAGACGAGGATGATGCATTATCGTACTTTGCAAAACTAGCAGAAGAATAATAACATAAGTAAGTATTCAAAGCATAATACTTTTATCAGTATTCACCTTGTAATACTCAGTTAGTATTCAAGAGAAAAAACTCTCATTAGTTTTCACTATCAAATACTCAGTTAGTATTCAAACTATAAAACTCTTGTTAGTTTTCACGGTATAATACTCAGAGGAGGTCGAAAGACCTCTTTTTTTTATGGAAGTGTTATATTTGTATTCTCTGTTTGTATTAATCTTTGATCTATAAACTCTGATGACTCTTCATAAGTCATTATTTGTCTTATATCATTAATAAATTCTTGTAAATATTCTTCCCTCAAGATAAAAATACTTCTTTTCCTATCATTTAAACGTGTTTCGTATTCAAAATTACTTATTCCAATTACTGGATTTAATGTTGCTGTTGGTGTGTTTGGATTTGGTATTGTAAAATTGCTGTCAACAACTTTTCCTTTTTCTAAGATGGTAACTCCATCAGAGTTTTTAACTTCGGTTGTTTCAAAAAATCTTGGTGAATTTAATGCATCACCATATTTTTTAAAAGCATAGTTGTATAAATCTCTATCTTCTAATGGCCATTCATTTCTAACATTTATAATGCCCGCTGTTGTTAAAACCACCCAATCAAACTGAGCATTCCCATATAAATCCTCTGCTACTGTATCGGGTCTTGCACCCATTGGTATTTCGTACTTATCAAATACTGTAAAGTTATTCTGCAAATCATCTCTTAATTTAGCACGACGAAATATATTTTTTACCTCTACATAATCGAGAGATGACATCTTATCCGATAAAAAAGATGGATATCTTAAATCTGGTAACTCTCTAAAGTATCCCATTAGTAACCTACTGCCTCCGTTCCTGGTTGTGCATCATAGTCAATGTCATATATTGGTTGTATCTCTTTGAATGATAAATCTAGAATCATTGAGACTGGAGTTCCATCATCATAAGTTGCATATACTCCTTCACCAGTGTATGTTGTTTGAACATCCGTTAAGAAACATTGTTTAAATTTATTCAAAAACGGGTGGTTTTTTGTTCCTGTTCGATATCTTAATTTAAATACGTTTGGAGTTTTTAGAAACCAATTACCTGATGCTAATGTTCCACCTTGTGCTTGTGGAGCCATGTTTCTTTTGAAAGCACGTATTATTAATCTAACTTGCTCTGATTCTTTTTGATTACGAGGTGTAAATTTAAATGAAAATCTAAAATTACGAAGTGTCGGACCACCAAATAATAATTCCATATTTGGATTCAAAATTTCACCATTTCCTCTTGCAAGCAATTGGTTAGTGGTTACATTAGCACCAAAAATATTAACAGCTTTTGAAGCAAGAAATTTCGTAACAGCATCAGTCGCTGCAGCGACATTACCTGCACCCTCGATTACTGTTTGTTTTGATTTATTCAATACTTCATTTAATTGACCAACAGCAGCTGCAGGTTTATTAAAGTCAACAATGGTTGACATGGCACCCTCTGCAAATTCAACTCCAGCTGCAGCAAGTCCATTCAAAGTTGATGTATCATATTGAACATTATTTGTGTCTGCTAAATTAGCTGGTATTGGTAATATAATCGTACCGTCATTAACAAGAGGTTTTGTAGATAATCTATTAGTTCCCCTTACTCCAGCCCTATTGGTCAATCTACTTCCTGTAACATAACGATTATTTCCACCAGGCACTGATGCATAAGTTGAACCAATCGGAACGTATTTTTCAATATCAATCTGTAAATAATCTGTATGCTCTGTCAAAGACTCTAAAGGGTATCGAAGAATACCACCACTTTTTCTTGTTGAATATCTTTGTAATCTTTTAAATCTTGTTTTATCTATTTCTTTTCGTCTTGCCTCTGCAACTTGGGAGGTGGTTTTTTGCTCTGCTGCTGTTAATGGTTTTCCCTTTACTATATTTGATGATGCATTTTCTTCATCAAGTAGAAAATTACCTGTATTTGGATTAATAGCTCTACCAGTTGCACGATCAAAAGTTGTGCCCAGAGATTCATAAGTTCCTAGACTTCCAACATCTGCGTTATTTTCATTGCTAGATGTAGCCGCAGCTACTTTTTCTTCACTAAAAAATTGTTCGGATTTAATTCTATTTTTCCTATTTTCTATCCTCTTATCGGAAAATTCTTTCAACTTGCCATACAAGATTGTGCCTGTGACCACAGTGGCACCTGCTAATACTGGAACAAATACTGGCATTATCTTACTTTTTTAGTTATTTATACGAAATTTTGCAAATGGTATTGTATTTAGGTCTTGTAATTCTTCATTTGTAACCTGGTAGAGTTGACCAACCACCTCTTGAAAAGTATATTGACGAGGTTGACCCCAATGAAAGTTTATTCCACGGAAACCCCAATCAAATATATTAGTTACTGCGACAAGTGGATTTTGATCATATCTACCTGATGTTTTTGGTTGATATACAAATACGTATATTTTTCCAACTTCTGGTACTGACTGTTCACTGTCACTTAAAACATCCATAATTTCAATCATTAAATCATCAGCATCCTCACTGCCGATGAGATTATCTACAAGTGGTGCGATACGACTCATTTGATTCCTAATTCTTTTTCAGTCATAACTTTAAATTCCCATAATCGGTCTTCACAAAACTCAGTTGCTGCTTTCCACTTTGCTTGATTCTTAGCGTATTCATAAACCTCTCTTAAATAACCCTTTGTTTGTCTTTTTGGTTTTTTAGGTTTCATAGTTTGTTTAAGTGGTTTTACCTCTATTAAATATCTTTTGACACGACCAGTGTTTTCTTCAACCTTTATATAAAAGTCAGGAAAGTATCTGTGAACTTTATTATCGACAGGAGAACGATACGGTAACGCTATCTCCTCACTTCCCCATTCAAGTATTTTATCATTTTTATCACAATAAACCATGAATTTTCTCTCCCAAAGTGATCTATAAATAATATTTGTAGGATCACCTTTATACTTATTGGGATAGGAAGGATAATATTTTCCTTTATATGACATAAATAGAAACAACAATCATACTTATTTAGAGTGGCAGAGACAACAGTACAAGCATATAATCAATCTATTGCTAATCGACTTGTAGGTCCATTAGCACAGACAAATCATTTTTTAGTTACATTTTCAACTCTAACTCCTAGTGTTGAATCATATTTAGCGAGATATACAAAAATAACAAATGTAAAAGAATTTTTATCTAGAAGAGCTGGTATTCTTTGTAGTGATGCTTCATTACCTACATCTACATTAGCAACTGCAGAGGTGAAGGACAACTTCATGGGTATTCCACAACAGTATGCTCACACAAGATTTTACACAGACATAGATTTTTCTTTTTATATTGATGAAGATTATACCCTTTTAAAAATATTTGAGGGATGGATGGAGTATATATCAAGTGGTTCAAATAGTTTTGCAAGACAAGATGACCAAGCTTATTATAGAAGAATGCAATATCCAGACTCATACAAATGCAATAATATGTTCATCAATAAATTTGAAAAAAATTACAAGAGAACCTTAAGATACAGATTTGTTAACGTATTTCCAAAAGCAATAAATCCTGTGCCTGTTTCATATGGTGCAGCTGATATATTGAAAGTATCTGTATCATTTAATTTTGACCGCTATATAGTAAACGGTTAGAAAACCCATATAAATAATTTTACTGAATTGATAATTCATTATGCCTTTACCAAAGATTAATACTCCAACTTATGAGTTGGTATTACCCTCAAACAACAAGAAAATTAAATACAGACCTTTTCTTGTTAGAGAAGAAAAAATCCTTATCATGGCACTTGAGTCAGAGGATGCAAAACAAATAAGTGATTCTGTAGTAGATATATTGAATTCATGTATTATATCAAAAAACGTTAAAATTCAATCTCTCGCTACATTTGATATAGAATATTTGTTTTTAAATGTCAGAGCAAAATCTGTTGGAGAAAGTGTTGATGTAAACATTAGATGTCCAGATGATAATGAAACAATGGTTCAAAAAACCATTGATCTTGATCTTATCAAAATAAAAAAGGATAGGAAACATAAAAATATAATAAAATTAGATGACAATCTATCATTAAAATTGAAATATCCTTCAATGGATTCATTTATTGAAAATAATTTTGAAATAGGTGCTACAGCTAATGATATCAAATCTACTCTAACTATGATTACATCATGTATTGACGTTATATACAATGAGGAAGAAAGTTGGGATGCATCTGAATCAACTCAAAAAGAATTAGAGGATTTTTTAGAGCAATTGAACACAAAACAATTTGCAATGATTGAAGATTTTTTCACTACGATGCCAAAATTAACACATACTATCAAAGTGAAAAATCCAAAAACAAATGTTGAATCAGATGTTGTATTGGAGGGATTAGCTGCTTTTTTCAGCTAAGTATGGCTCATACGAATCTAGAGTCATACTATAAAATTAATTTTGCCCTGATTCAGCATCATAAATATTCATTAACTGAGATTGAAAACATGATTCCTTGGGAGAGGGAAATCTATTTGTCAATGCTTCAACAATATATTGAAGAAGAAAACTTAAAGGCACAACAACGTGGAACCTGATACAGTAACAACTCCTAAAATTAACAAAACTACTTTTAAACTTGGTAGTGGTAATTTATCGAATCAGGTCGCTAAAAATACTGAAAAAATAACTATTTTAAGAAGGATAGTTACTAGACAAGATGCAAAGATAAGTGAAGGTATAACTCCAAAAATTGACTCTATGCAAGAGTCGATGCTTCAAACAAATGCTATTTTAACTGATGTTGCATCACAGTTAGAAAAGGATTTTAGTTCAAGATTAAAAGAGCAAAGGGAATTACTTGAAAGAGAAAGAAAAGATAGTGATAAACTAAAAAGAGATTTAAAGGAGGAAAGGTTAGAGAGTAAAAAAACATCAAAATTTGCTAAAGGTTTGACAGGGGCCATATCAAAACCATTCCAAAGTATCTTTAGTAAGTTATTTGAACTTGCTACTATTTTGGGCACTGGATTTTTAATTAATAATATTGCTTTTAATGAAGATTTACAGGAGGGGATAAAAAGTGTATTCGATTGGACAACTAAGAATTGGAAATTGGTTGCAGCTATTGGTGGAGGTTTACTTGCATTAAAATTATTAGGAACAGTAAAACTACTTTTAGGTCTTGGTAAATTTTTATTAAAAGTTGTTTTCTCAAAGGCATTTATAGCGGCAGCTTTATTTTTTGGTCCTGGTCTTTATAATAGATTAGATCCTTATGTTATGAAAAATTTAACTCTATTAGAACAAATGGGTGGAGTCACAAAAGCAAATAGAGATAAATTAATAGCACAAAAACAAGCAGAGTTAGATGCAGAAACATCAAAAAATATTTTATTACAAAGACCAGGACTTATAGCAGCTCTTAAAAAAGATATTAAATTTTTACAAACTGGAGGTATGGGTTCTCCAGATTTTGATGGAGAATATAGACAAAAAATTGATTTTGAAAAAATAGAGTCTGGAGCAAGTTATGAAGAATCAATATTAAAAAAAGGTAGAGATTTTCATAGAGGTGGTTATAATCCAAGTGGAGTTGGTAGAGTTCATGCTGGAGAATTTGTACTACAAAAATCTGCGGTTGATAAGATAGGATTAGAAAAATTATATGCAATGAACAGTGGTAATCCAGTTACCTTTACTTTTGATGATTTACCACCTATAGACATGAGAACTAAGAAAACAATAGATCAAAAGAATAATATTTCAGCAACTCAGGTTATTCGTGTGAGTTCGACAAATAATAATAATGCTCTCATGAATGAGGTTCCTATCTTATTTGGATTTGATAATCTTGTATATACTTAAAACATGGAAGAACTAGAAAAAATAAAAATAACATCAACTAATCTACGAAGTATTCTTACTAGAGCAACTAATTCGTTGAGTAAAATAAAAATAAAAAGACAAAAACTAAAAGAGCGTCAAACTTTCCTCAAGATACGGAATCAAAAAAAAGAAAAATTAGAAAAAAATTCTACTTTTAAAAGATCAATAAACAAAATAAGAGGGGTTACTCCTCCGATTATTAAAAATTTTGGTGATGGTATCATATCATTTGCAGGTCTTTTATTGCTTGGATTTATTGTCAATAATATTGAAGGAATAACGGAAAAAATAAAAGAGGGTGTTGATAAAATAAAAGAAACTTTCAAACCTATAACATCAGTTATTGAGCAAATATACAATGGAGCAAATGGATTTGTGAATATGTTTAGAAATGACTCAAAGACAGATGATTTCAAACAAATTGAAGATGAATTTGAGGAAGCACAACCAATAATTGATGAAGTACAAAAAGATTTTGAATCTATTCGTAAACAAACTGAAAAATTGCAGGGTCGAACTTTTGGTGAAATAACCGACTCAGGAACTCTTTCAGATGGTAGAACTTACGATATTATAAATTTATTTGATGAAGATAAAGGTATTGTCCCATTTTATAGAATAACAGACGAAAAAGGAAATATTGAAAATATAAGAACTGATAAATTTATAAATGATATGATAGAAAAACATAATAAAGAAAACCCTAGCAAGAAAATAATTGTTCCCAAAAATGAATCAGAATCACGATTTTATAAGGAAAAGAAAAATCAATGGTGGGATATATTTAATGTGATACCAAATGGATATGTATTTGATAATGAAAAATTCAATAATATTGAGGGATTACCAAATACGATAAAAGAATACAAGAATCCTGCAAACGTTAATTCTGAAGTGAAAGTGTTAAGACAAGTAGTTATCACGGATAAGGAGTAAAAATGTCAGCGGCAGGAGCATCAAATTATACTTTATTTCAAGTTACAAAACCAAATCGTGGTGTTGTAGTAAGGACAGAGGGAAAAATTGTAGGATTTGATTACTTTGAAAGTGTTTATTCACCCATGATAACCGCAAATGTTGTCATAGAGGATGTTGGTGGAACAGTTGCAAATCCAAAAACAGGTTTACGAGGAACATTAAAAGATGCATTACCCATTGAAGGTTTTGAAGAAATAGCATTTATCATACTCACCGCATCAGGAGAATTAAATTTTGAGAAAAGTCCTATGATTGTAACTGGTAGTCCAATGAATATTGACTCATCTCAAAAACAAACTACCTTTATTCCGATGGTTTCAGAATTTGCTTTCAAAAACGCTAATAAACCTCTTGATAGAATTTATCCAGAAGCACCAATAAGTGATACTGTTCAAAAAATATTATCAGACCCCTCTATATTAAATGTACCAAAGGGAAAACAATTCATTGAAAAAACAAGCAATAATGATAAAGTAAGTGGTAATCATGAAACTGCTTTAGATGTTATTCTTCAACAGTGTAAAAAATCAATTCCAGAAGATGGAACAGATCCTGGATATTTCTTCTTTGAAACAAAAAGTGGATTTAAATATAAATCAATAAATGGTTTGATAAAAGAGGGTATTGAAAGTTTTTCTAGTGGTTTTTATAGAGACACACATACATATTCTTATTCAAGTGCTTTAGAGGCAAATTTAGATAATACTGCAAATAATTATAAAGTTTTACTGCCACCGATTGTAAGAAGAGACCAAGATCAATTATCTGCATTAAGAAATGGTCAATATAATGTTAGAATATGCACAATGAATACTTTGACTCACGAATATACAGAAAAGGTTGAAAATTTATTATCTTCATCTAATCTTGGTGAGAAACAGCAAAGACCTGTAGATACTAAAAAATTCTGTAAATCATATACATACATTATAAATCCTGGTGCAGATGAAAAAGGAGTGAGTGAGGATGTAATAAACAGTCCAGCAAATTACGAACCTAAAGCAAACATGAGATATGGTTTGTTACATTCACAACTCGTTGATATACAAATTCCTTGTAATGTAAAACTTGAAGCAGGTGATGTAATCAAACTTGAATTAGAGAATATAACTCAAGACGACAAATTATTGCAAATATATAATGAACATCGAAGTGGATTTTATCTAATATTACATCTTTGCCATCATTTTGATACAAATAATTCATATACATCATTAACTCTTGCCCGTGATACATACGGTTTATATACAAGTCAAAAATGAGCGAACATTCTACGTCAACTCCATTTATCAAAGGTAGCACTCAAGATCAATATGGTCAGATACCATTAAAATCTTGGACAGGTAAAGTCGTGTCTTTTGATTCACAGAAGGATCAATTAGAGTCAGGTTGGGGATGGAGATATAAAGTTCGTATCATGGGTGATAACTCTGATAACGATACAGTTGAAGAGGATGATCTTAGTTATGCGTTTTGTTTACTCCCGACCACTGCTGGTTCTGGTGGTGCTTACAAGTTAAGATCTGTTAGAATAAGTCAGGGAGATATGGTTTATGGAGTTTATGGTGGTGATAGTCCTCGTTTGATATTGGGTGTATTTCCTAGAACAAGTAAGACAAGTTTATCAGGTGGTAAGTTTGGAACTTTATCTGGATTTTATGGATCTCTAAAAAACACAGGTATTATTAGTGGAGAGTTTAATGAGCAAATAGGACCTCAAACACCTGGTTTACCTAACGAAATTAATAAATCAAATCGTGCCATTTCACAAAGGGAAGTTCAATCTATAGGTGTTGATCCAGAGAATCCTGAACCTGAAACTAATATGAGTGAAAAATTAACTCCACCCACAACAAATGAAACAAAAGTATATGAGGGAAATATTGATGAAAATGGTAGAAGAGAACCACTTGGAAAAAAACAGTTTGAATATATTATTAAAAACTTATCTCAAGTTAACTTAGAAGAGGTAATTGAACAAGCCGAATTACAAAAATTTGTTGAACCAGACGTTGCAAAGGATATGATAAAATTAATTGCAACTGGAAGAGGAGATGAGATATATGACTTGTATAATATAGGTGCAACTCCAATAAATGAAAATCCAGGCGGTAGCCCGTGACCACATAAATAAATTTAACATATTATAAAAAATGTCATCCACATACGCAGCTGACGTAGCAGTATCACTTCGTTGTTCTAATCCTGTAACATCAGAAATTACTAATACTCTCAACAATTTTATTGGTAAAGTTTCTGGTGGACTTGGTGGTGCTTTAAATTTAGCGCAAGAAATTGACTCAACTGTAGCACTTATTGCAGATAGTGCGATGGGATTTACTAATCAAATGAGTGATTTACTTCAAGATAAGTTAGTAAGTTTTATTTCTACAGGATTATCTGGTGTTTCAAGTTTTCTCTTCAGTCAAATTTCTAGTCCGATTGCAGCATTAGCTCAAATTAAAGCTTTCAGTGCGTCAGCAGTCTTACCGATTGACAAACTTTTTAATGTTTTTGGTTGTCTTGGAGTGAATGTCAAAAGTGCATTGAATTTTTCACTCAAAGATATGCTGACTAACATTGTTAAAAATGGCATTTTGAACCCAATACAATGTGCAGTCGAGGATTTTGTTGGTGGAATATTGAACAAAGTTATCAATGTCATGGATTCTATTGTAGGTCCACTCATAAATCCAATCAATAATTTATTCAGTAAGATAGGTCAGGGATTTGGTTCAGTAAAAAATGCTCTTGCTGGTGGTCTTAATATTTTAAATAAAGTATCAGGTATATTGAATTGTGTAAATGGTGGTGGTGGAAAATGTCATGTTCAAAATACTTACGAGTTAAATAAGGGTTCAAAACCTCAACCTCAATTGGCAGGTGTACAAAATTTCATTACAAAATCTTTTGACAAAGCAACAAAGGCTGTAGCAGATATTGGAACATCAATTGAAAATTTAGAGGGTGATATTGGTAAATTTAAAATTTTTGGTTCAGAGGTAGATGATAAGGAACAATTGGAATGTAATTCTGGTAATATACTTAAATGTGGTCTACCTAAAGTTGAAATTTATGGTGGAAATGGGTCAGGTGCTGTTGCTGAAGCTATTTTAGGAAATATAGTTGAAAATGTTAATATAGAAGTAGGAGAAATAGATGTATTAACAGAAGAAATAAACAAAACTGGAAGTATTATAGGTGTTGATATTACATATCCAGGTGAAGGATATACTGAGGAACCACTTGTAAGACTCGTGGATAATTGTGATCAAGGATATGGTGCATACGCCAGAGCAGTCATAGATAAAGATCCTAATTCACCAACATTTGGTCAATTGACTGATATTGTAATGATTTCAGAGGGATTAAATTATCCTGCAAATGAGTCAGTTGAGGTGTATGTTGATAAAGTCATAGTTGAAGATGGAGGTATTGGGTATAAAATAGATGATAAGATTCAAGATTTTGAAATTTGTGGACTTGACGAGAACGGTACTATCACTGAGGTTTGTCCAAGTGAAAAAGCATACTTAACATTACCAGTATTAAACATCGAGACTGTTACAGGAACAGGAGCAATATTAACACCTATCATGTCTAAAGTCAGAAGAGATCAGGCAACTGTTCAGCAAATTGACTGTATATCACCTAAATCTGATTTTGTAGGTTACGTTGATGGAAAACCATATAGTGGTGATTTTCATGTGATGCCTAATGGAAATAAAATGACAGGTAAAACTCACTCTGATAATGATAGAATAATTTATAATACACCAGAGGAAAGTTTGAGAACATTGAGATCATTTACCACACCTAGTACTAAATTAACTGACCCATCTACCAGAACAACAGATACAACTACAACAACCACCCCAACTTATTCTGATCCATCTGATGATGCCATGGATTCTGGAGGTGATATGACACCACCATCATCACCACCACCATCATCACCACCATCATCACCACCTAGTGGTGGAGGTGGATATGGAGGATATTAATGGGAAGTGAGAGTAGAGTTATTGATGGTTTTGGTCCTAATCTGGTCATTGAAAGTAATGGTAATGTAGGAGTTGGAGGGCAACTCGCATATCAATTATATTCTGTGACTGACAAAGGTGTCGTATATCAACAAGCACTTCATGGTAGTGGTTTAGCAACTATAAATGCTGAACAAACATTAGAGATACAAACAGGATTAAAAAATAAATCAGGTCGAATAAGTTATTTTGCGATGGCGCATCATGGAGATATGTGCATGACTGCATCTGATGGATGGATAAGAATAAAAGGACAAAATATAGTATTAGATGCGACTAATGAATTACTTTTGCAGGGAAAGAAAGTAACAGTTGGAAATGTAAATAAAACAACTTCACATTTGGAACTCTTTGGTAGTAATATTAACTTATATCCAACATCATCATGTGTTGTTGTTAGAGGGTCAAAACCAAAACTTAGAGGGAGTGGTTTATTTTTAAAAGGTAGAACACTTAATGCATATGCAAGTTCAATTCTCCCTTCAGTCGCAAAAGCAATCGTAGGACAATAAAATGAGTAGACCTGATGATATTATTTTTACACAAGCTGAGAGTGGTGATTCAGCAGTTGAAAATCTTTTTGTCTATGGAAAACTAAATTATGATTTCAACAATGATGATGTCACTGTCAAATCATTAAAAGTAACTGGTATTTCATCATTTACGAGTGATGTTACGTTTACTGGTGATATAAAATTAGATGAAATTACTTGTCGTAACGCAGATGTTACTGGAGTAGCAACCGTTAGAACAGGTCTTTATGTTGAGGGTAAATTATTTGACGGTGATGGTGACTTTGGAACATCAGGTCAGTTATTAGCTTCTGATGGCACTGACACCGTTTGGATAGATGCAAGTACAACCAGTGTAGCGAATGCAAATAACGTTGGAACAAATGTCAACTCAACGAACGCAGATCAATTTGTAACTTTTGTTGAAAATAATAGTGGCAATAACCCAATTCGTGTTGATGCTGGTCTTAAATACAATCCAAGTACAAACAGATTGACTGCTGGTTCTTTTGCAGGTGACGGATCTGCACTTTCTGGTATTGAGGCATTTGTTTCTGGGATGATAATATTATGGTCAGGTGCCGCTGATGCAATTCCGTCAGGGTTTGTTCTTTGTGACGGAAATAACAGCACACCTAATTTATCTGGTAGATTTGTAGTGGGTTATGATGCAAGTAATAGTGATTATGATGTTAATGACACTGGTGGTTCAGAAAGTGTTACATTAACAATCAATCAAATACCTGCACATACTCATAATATAAACCTCGCAGTCAGATCTTTTTATCAGGAACCAAGAAATTTTGGTGTTGGTACAGATGGTAGTGCAAATAACTCCGAGGATACTGGAAGTACAGGTGGTGGACAGTCACATGAAAATAGACCACCATACTATGCACTTTGCTACATTATGAAAACTTAGTTGACATTAATAGTGTGTTTGTATTACAATATAAATATTGTGGTTAATTAAAATAAAAATGGAAAAGGAGAAGACTCCTGTAGAAAGATTGCATGATGATATTCGTCAAGCAATAGAAAAAATTGAAGATAATGTGGATGATATAGTGCGTATACACTGTCACGAGAATGATGATGCAGGCTAAATAGTTTACCTGCTTACAATCTGTGTACAAAATCTCCACTAAATTTTGCTGGTATGATGACAGTAAAATGATTGTCAAAATGTTTTTCATCAACGGAATCCCATTCACTTTTGATGAACTACCTTTTGGACATACATGGGATGAGGATCTATGCCAAGTGGCAGATGAGAACCCTTGTTACGATCCAGAGTATATGTACAAAGCATATGGGTATTTGATGTTAGAAGAATTACACCCACTTTATTTTCCAGTAAAGTTAGAAAATCCAGAACTACTTCCTGATGATTTGGAATATCTATACGAACAGGAAGAATCTGCCTAACTAAATACATTATAGCAATATTTTGGCGAATATAAGAAGATGCCTCTTAATAAACTAGAGAATTTTATCAAGAATACAGAAGGTCGTATTCTTTATGTGAATCCAAATGACATTGATTCTACTGATGCAATCACGAATCAAGGTAATTCACTGGCACAACCATTTAAGACGATTCAAAGAGCTTTACTTGAGTCTGCTAGATTTTCATATGTATTGGGAAAAAATAATGATTTAATAGAAAGAACAACAATATTAATATATCCAGGCGAGCATGAAATTGATAATAGACCAGGCTTTGGTATAAAAGTAAATCCATCAAATGCAAATAATGCTTTAGCAGTTTCACCATCTGGTGCAGAGTCTGATGCTGCAACGACTCTCACACTAAATCTCACTTCTAATTTTGATATAGATCAAGAAGATAATATACTTTACAAATTTAATAGTATTAATGGAGGTGTAATTGTTCCTCGTGGTACATCTATTGTCGGACTAGATTTAAGAAAGACAAAAATAAAACCAAAATATGTTCCAAATCCAACAGACTTATCAGCACCTGCAACAGCAATATTCAGAGTTACAGGTACTTGCTATTTTTGGCAGTTCTCTATTTTTGATGCTAACGAGAATAAATTAGTATATACTGATCCAGTTGATTTCTCAGCAAATAATCAATCAATTCCAAGTTTTTCTCACCACAAATTAACTTGTTTTGAGTATGCAGATGGTGTTAATACAGTTGATAGATTTAATCTTACAGATTTAGAAATATATTACAGTAAATTATCTAATGCATTTAATATCGCTTCGACTAGAGATATTGAAGAAAAGTTTCCCACAAATCCAGAGGGTTTTGCACCTCAAAGACCTGAGTTTGAAATTGTCGGTGCTTTTGCATCAGATCCAATAGTAATTTCAAATATTTTTTCTGGAAGTGGAAATACAGCAGGTAACGTTGTAACTGTTACAACGGAAACAGCCCATGGTTTTAGTAGTGGAACACCAATAAAAATAAATGGTGTATCAGAACCACCATATAATATATCAACAAAAGTACAAAGTATTCTATCTGAAACAGAATTTACTTATTTGTTACCATCAGTTCCACAGGGACTCCGTGCTACTCCACAAAAAACAACAAATCAAACCATTACAATTGAAACTGATACAGTAACAGGTGCTTCTCCATATATTTTCAACGTATCACTTCGTTCTGTATTTGGTATGAATGGTGTGTTAGCTGACGGTTCAAAAGCAACAGGATTTAAGAGTATTGTCGTTGCACAGTTCACTGGTATTTCACTTCAAAAAGACGACAGAGCGTTTGTTAAATATAACTCATCCTCAAGAAAATTTGAAAGTATAACCATTAATCTAGCAAAAGGTGCTGCTTTACCTAAAGAGTCATCCTCACTAGATCCTAACAAAGTATATCATTTAGATTCTAACGCAGTTTATAGAACTGGGTGGAAGACTGCACATATCTCCATGAAAAACGATGCGATTATGCAAATCGTATCAGTGTTTGCGATTGGATTTAATCGTCATTTCTCTGCTGAATCTGGTAGTGACGCATCAGTTACAAACTCTAACTCAAACTTTGGACAGATAGCACTTACATCTGATGGATTTAAAAATGTTGCGTTTAGTAAGGACGATACAGCATTTATCAGTAACATTATTACACCTAAAGCGATAACAGGTGAACCTGTCAATGTTGATTGGCAAGCATTTGATGTTGGTCTTACCACATCAGTCGGTATTTCAAGTCATCTATACCTATTCGGATTTAATGATGTTGATGATAAACCACCTGTTGTAATTCAAGGTTATCGTGTTGGTGCGAAAGAAACAGACGTAGTATCACTGAATACTGGTACAGTTAAAACAGCATCAATCGTTATGACTGACAGTATCGTGAGTACAGGTGCATCAGTAGTTACAGGAACTAGTGTAAGTAAAAAAGTATTTAGAGTTGAGTCTGGGCCATCTGAGGTTCAAGATGACGCAGCGGCATCAAATATTTTCACTATCGGAACTCATACTATTCAAACAGGTGAAAAAGTTAGAATTTTTAGTGACGATGGTGATTTACCCGAAAATATAGAACCTAATACAGTATATTTTGCTATAAGAGTTTCTGGAACAGAGATAAAACTTGCATCATCAATAACAAACGCACAAAATGATGTTCCAATTACAGTATTTAAAGGAACTAAACTATTCATAGAAAGTCGAGTATCAGATAAATCATCAGGTGATATTGGTTCACCAATCCAATTTGATACAATCAATAAGAATTGGTTTTTACATACACACACCACAAATGATATCTTTACAGAATTTTCTACTCAAGGTGTAAACGGTTTAACTTCAAAGAGTAATGTATCATTTATTTCAAGAACTGTTGACCCACGTTCATTAGATGAAAGACTTTACACTGTTCGTGTTGTAGTTCCAAAAGAAGCTGCTAATGCTAAAGACCCTAATGACGGATTTGTAATACAGGAATCAAGTTCAACAGGTGTTCGTGCAAATACAGATTTTTCAGATAGAACCATTACAGCATCCGATGTTTTCTTCAATAGAAATCCAAGATTCATAAGCACTTGCTCTACATCTTCAAACACAGTTACAGTTAGAACTGAATTACCTCATAATTTGAATGTTAATGATAAGATTAATATTTTAAATGTTAAAAGTTCTGCTAACACAACAGGTGTTGGTAATTCTGCATTTAATGGAACATTTAATGTCACTGCAATTACAAATGACAAAGAGTTTCAACACTCTATAACAGACACTACTGGTAAAACTCATACAACAGGTGATTTTACAAGTGATACGACAACGAGAACAACAGATTTACCAAGATTCCAAAGAAATGATTTATTATCTAATTTCTACATATATCGAAGTGAGGTAATTAGTGAATATATTAAGGATGTTCAAGACGGTATCTATCACTTATATGTCTTGAAGGCAGACAATACAGTTGTTGAAGAATTTACAGATCAAAAATATAGTCAAAATGTTACAGATTTATATCCACAACAGGATAAAGATAATGAGAATGATAATCCACCATCAGCAGTTTCATTCGCAAAAAGAAATCCAATTGGTGATGTCGTAACTAATAGTTTAAAAAATAGTATCACCAGAGAAGCAACTGACAAATTACTACAAGATTTTGGAACAGCACTTAAAATTACCAACTTTGATTCTACAACTGGTGTCACAACCATTACATTTGACAGAGAGCATGGATTGAGTGGTATTGTAACTTATTCTGACTTTACAGGAGGAACTGGATACACTAATGGAACTTATGAGAATGTTAAATTATTTAATGAGGGAACTACCACTTGGGATGGTGCGACAGCAAAAGTTGTAGTTTCTGGTGGTTCAATTACAAATTTTGATGTTATAGATGGTGGTTCAGGTTATGGTGCTGAAAAATTAGAATTTGATCCAACATTTATAGGTTCACCATCTATTGGTGCGGCTGCTACATTTACATCAGTTGGATTATCAACAAATATTGGTGATGTAGTTCAAGTTACGGGTGTTGGTACTATAACAGATGGATTTTATAGAATTGCATCTGTGCCATCTACAAAAACGATTTCAGTTGCTACAACTACTGGAGATCCTTCATTCTTAGCAGGTCAGTTTGCACTCAATCTTGGTCCTGCTGTTGCAATATCATCAGATGATTTTGAATCTGTAAGTGGTGTATCTACATTTACTTGTAGTTCAGCACACGGATTAGTAATTGGAAGTCCATTTAGAATTGTTGATAGTTCAAACAATAAACTTGGTGATTTTACAGTTAAAGAAAGAGTAGGAGTAAACACATTTTCTGCTAAAACAGATGCAAACTTAAATGGTGCATTTGTTTTAAGAACAGGTATGAGTGCAGGAGATGCAACCTCTGATGAAGAAAACGAAAATCTTGGCACAAGAGGTTTATCATTTTATGATAATGAAACTCTAACTCTACAAGCCAACTTAACAAGTGGAAGTGCTGTTCAAGTGGTTGTTCCAAATGCTGGAATTGGAACTGCTATCAGATTCCCTCTAGGTTCTTATATTGAAATAGATGGTGAAATAATGCGAGTTACCAGTTCTGAAATGTCTGGTTCATTATTAAATGAAATTAATGTAGTCCGTGGTGCTTTAGGAAGTAGAAAAGCAGAACATGAGGCAGGTTCATTAATTAGAAAAATTAAACCAATACCGATTGAATTTAGAAGACCATCAATTATTCGTGCTTCTGGACATACCTTTGAATATATTGGTTACGGTCCTGGTAACTATTCAACTGGTTTACCACAAGTTCAGACTAAAACATTATCTGAAAGAGAGGAGTTCTTAGTTCAATCACAAGAAAGGTCATGTGGACAGGTTGTTTACACTGGTATGAACAACGAAGGTGACTTCTTCATCGGTAATAAGAGAGTTAGTTCCGCAACTGGACAAGAGAAAACATTTGATGCTCCTGTACCAACTGTAACAGGTGAAGACCCATCAAGATTAAGTGTTGTATTTGATGAAGTTGTAATTAAAGAAAGACTTAAAGTTGAGGGTGGAACATCAAGAACAATTTTATCTCAGTTTGATGGCCCAGTTGCGTTCAGTCAAGATGTTAGATTTGATGCGATTACATCATTCTCAAAGACAATTAATCTTACTCAAGGAACTCAAGCAACATCTACATCTACAGGTGATTTGGTAATCGCAGGTGGTGTTGGTATTGCAAAGAGTGTATTTATTGGTGGAGACTTAACAGTTACTGGCACATTTAATGGTGGTTCTGTCGAATTTGGTAATGTAAAGATTGCACAAACAACTGCAAATACTATTGATACGATATCTGGTAATCTTGTACTAGATTCTGCAGGTGGTTTAGTTGATATTAACGACAACGTTGATATAAGTGGAACTCTTGATGTTGATGGTAATGTGACACTTGGTAATGCAACAAGTGATTCAACCACAGTATCTGGAACTCTTGCAGTCCAGTCAACCACAAACTCAACTAGTAAAACAACTGGTGGTGCAACATTTGCTGGTGGTGTTGGAATCAATAATGATCTTCATGTTGGTGGAGATATTACTGCGTTCTCATCATCAGATATTA